AAATGAAACAGGCTTTCGTTAATGACATCGATTTACACACGATGACAGCAAGTCTGATCTACAAAAAAGATCTAAGCGAAGTAACAAAGGATGAGCGGCAAGACGGTAAAACCCTGAACTTCGCGTTGCTCTACGGAATGGGTTTTAGAAAATATAAAACTTACGCAGCACAAAGCGGGAAGATGCTTTCTTTGTCTGAGGCCAAGGTAGCCCACGCTGCATTCCACAGTGCGTACCCTCGTTTAAGAGCGTGGCATCAGGAGCGTGCGGGACTGGTGAGCGATGGATGGGCTTATACCAGAACAGCGTGTGGACGCCGAAGACTTTTAAGTTATGACGACGCGACGATGATGTGCAGTGCGAACACCCTGATTCAAGGATCAGGAGCTGACATCCTTAAAATCGCGATAGCTGAAATTGGGACACACTTAAACGACGATGTGCATTTAGTGGCATGTGTTCACGATGAAATTGTTCTAGAAGTTAGGAGCGAGTTAGCAGAAACTTATAAAAAAATTCTTGAGGAAATAATGCTCACTGCTGCAGAAGTCGTGTTAAAGTCTGTTCCAGCATCTGCGGATGCAAGTGTAGGCAGTTCTTGGGCATCTAAGTAACTATGGACTTCGTGAGCATCGAAAAAAACCCTGAAAAAGAAGTCTTTGCTGTGCGTATAAACGGGTCGTACCACGGTGCGGTCACGGGCGAAAATGAGATCTATTTGACCGTAGAGAGTTTCGAGTCGCCTTTAAAAGCCAGCAACAACGCAAGATCACTTAAGAAAAAACATAAAATTAAAACGTATATTAAGAAATCCGAAACATTTAAGAAAAGTGCAACAGCACCTAAAATAGTTCGAAGTGTTTATTTATACACCGAAGCCGAGATGGCCTCGATAACCCATTTACGGTTTCGCGAGGCGTGGGTCATCGTCGGCCCCACGGGGAACTTTGTTATCGATCCAAAGAGACCTGGAATGATTACAGAATACGTAGACACTAAAGAGAACGCAAAAATCTTCCCCTCGTACGAGGCAGCAAATTTACGACTCAAGACTTTGGATATGGTCGTAAAACGCGGGCATTCTTTACAGCGTTTCTTTGTCGAAGCTGGCGCCTTTGATTAATAAACTGCTATAAAATAGAAAAAGATAATTCCTGTCGCCCCGTGGCTTTTCGTTTTGCTGGCGGTCTCCCGCTAACTGGTTACGTCCAAAGCGCCAAAGGCTCTCGGGGATCACGCTTAGGTCGTGAAACCGCAATGGGTGAAGAAGTATATGGTGGCGGTTATGGCATGGGTAACTACGTGAATATCGAGAATAATCCGATTCAAAATGTGTCGACGATATCCAATACCGGCAACATTGGAACCGGCGAGACTAAGCCTGCTCCAACCACGCCGGCTCCTACAACTCCTACCCTTACTCCTCGTCCGGGCTACACCTCCGACGACGTTCGCTTCACCTCTACTTATTCAGCTGATCTCCCGAGCCAAGCTGCTGCAGGTAAAGCTGCTCAACTGTTAGAGCGGACGATCGGATCCCAGAACATCAAGGACCAGGGAACCTTCAACAAACTGTTTGAGCCCCTGTATAAAGATCTGCAAACCGGCATGGATTACGGTGCCGACATCGACCGCTTCTACAAGGCGGCTCGGACTGCTGGTTACGAGCCCTATAAAACCACGCAGACCGATATCCGTACCGATCTCCAAGGCGCTGAAGGTTACGCTCCTTTCGTGACCAACCTGCTGCAGCCCTCGAAGATGGGTGAATTTTACGATCCCGCTGACTACGGTCGCCGCATCCTTGAGGCCAAGGCTTACTACCGTCCGGGCGGTGTGGGTACGAATCTCTCCGAGATCGGTAACGTGCAGAACGAGATCAACCGACTCGGTGAAGGGGTCTTCTACGGCAAAACCCAACCTTACAAAGGCGGTTACCGCGCAGGTATCCCCAGCGACACTAAAGATCCCTTCCGCGCTTACTACGACGCTTACTTAAAGGGTGCTTGATAAATGGCCGTCAGGTACGCAGGGGACATCTTTTATCGTCCCCTGATCAGGGAAGAAGCTCAAGATTACGGACGTAAGTCTGAGTTGGTTCGCCGTTTCTCAGACTTAAAACTTTTAACGCCTGAACAAAAAGAATTCCAAAAGAAATATCTGGCTGTCGATAAGTTAATATCCGAGCTGGCCTGAAGCTGCTCAAGTTGAATCTGTGAGAGAGGCATCGCATGAGGCGCACTGCCTCACAGTATTTAAAAACAACAAAAAGTTCGAGCTTGCTTTAACGAGTTTCGACTCTGGCCACGCTCAGGCTCAGGCTTCTGACATCTGTCGGGCGTTAGAAGCCGACTCATTTTCTCTGAGCTACAAACAAATTGACGAAGACTGCATAGCAAATTTATTTAAAAAGCTAGCTTTTAATGACTTCAACTCAAAGACTTGTTCGGATTGGGAGGGAAAATATACCAACGATGTACCTTGCGTTTACATATTGGGAAAAAGAATATACGTAAAAAATTTAATTTTGAAATATCTAGATATACCTAAAGACGACACAGTTACTAAGAGTACTTGTAAATCAAAAACCTGTATAAATCCGTATCACTTTATGTACGTGGGCGGAAGAAATGCCAAACTTTCTTGCGGCGATCTGAAACTACTCCTAGCGTACCGGGGCCAGGGGACCCCCATCAGTAGGGTCGCTCAGGCTTTTAACGTCCACCGATCGACACTTTACCGACGCTTAAAAAATGAACGTCTTTCTACTGGGTCTGAGGGTTACAGATGAAGTCACCGAAAACGGTGATACCGCAAATGTTCTTGCTGAGAGTCTGCCCTCAAACGACAAACGAGTTGCAACCAAAGTCCAACTCCTGCAAAACAAAAACCATTACGTAGGCAAACTTTTAAGCAACTTAAAAAAAGATGAAACCGTTTTGGCGTTGGGTCCGACACGGGCGACTCCAGACGGTGTTCTTCAAATGCAACCGATGCTGGTTGTAACCAAAGAAAACTTCGAAGATCTTCTCGCTGTCAATCTCTTTATTGCCACGGGTGGACTTGGGCCCAAAGCCGAAGAAGTTGAATTAAACGACACAACAGTGACGAATCGTTCACTTGCGTGGCAAACGGAAGAAAAAGAAACAGCTTGGTTCAAGCTGACAGCATGGGCAGAACTCTCTGCGCAACTTGCTGAGCTTGCTCCTGGAACACCAACTATCGCAGTTGGTAAGGTTTCGACAAGTGAAAAGGACGAGAAAAGCTACCTAAACTACACGGTAGACAAAATCCTCTATCTGCCTAAAACCTCCAAAACTGCACCAAAAAAAGCTGCTGATCCCGAAAAAGGTAAGGTGGCTGCCTCTGCTCTCGGTTCGATCGATTTTTCCCTCTGATTCTGGAGTTTTCTAATGGTCTTTATCGCTGGTAATTTCTCGGAAGACGAGATCCTGTGCAACGTACCTCCGCACACTCTTCGTATTGATTTACAGGCTCGACGCTGGAAATCCGATGTCGATCCCGATAGCGCCATCGTTGATAAAAACGATAACGGTATTCCGATTGAATTTATTCTTCTAGGTTTCTCTCCCTTCTTTGGCAACCTCGGTATGAGGAACCAAGAAGAGTTCCTACGTATCGCTTACATAGGTGTTAGTCCCAACCACAGGTTGCTTCCGCCTCGTTGTGTGACGACTTCGATGATTTCGGGTAAGTCGTCGCAGAAGAACTTTATAAGTTACTTCCAAACGTTGTATAACAACCGGATTAACTGCGCATCCGTCATCACGTCGACGAAGTTTGTAACCCGCAGTTTCAGTGAAAGGGATCCTATTACTGGCGCTGACGGGGCGAAAATTAACTTCAACGCGTTGGAGTTTACGGATCGTCCGGCTAGTAGCGATGAGGAAATCAAACTTATCGAAGACGTAAATGCTTGGATTACGGACAAAGGAACCAACTTGGTCGCTTCTGCACTCAAGTCTCATATTCCTGGATCGGATCTGGTTGAGCTTCCACTTGGCACAGATCACGCGGAAATTAAGGCGCGATTTGCTGAGGCGCATCCATCCGGACCACAGGCTGCATTGGCCTCAGCTCCTGCTCCTAAGACTCTCAAGTCTGCTGCTGTTGACAACGCCGACGCCGATGATGGACAGTCGGTTCCAAAAGCTAAGAAGACGGTACAGCTGAGCGAGGAACAAGCTAAAGCTCTGGGTATCGACTTCTAAAGTCGGTATACTTAATTTGGACGTGGACAGGCGGCTTCTTAGCCGCCTTTTTTTTATGCCAACTCAGTTTCGGTTTGATCGGGATGAGTAGCGGGTTTGTCCTCGAACAAATCTGTCAGCGGCGGAAGCTCCACGCCGGATCGAGCACACCAACGAATCAGGTTGCTAAACAGTTTGCTGCGTAAAAGATACTGCTGGTGCATAGCGTCAAAGATCTCTATCAGTTGCTCCTTATCTAACTTCTTAGCATCCATCATCACTCGCTGATGTAAAAAGCTCTGTTCTGTTCCAAGCCATCCGATATTTAACACAATCTTCTGGTGCAACAACACCACTTTAGGCTGTCTGGCCATCGACAAGCTGAAGACAAACCGCTAAGCTCCGTTCGATCTGATCGTGATCATTGATGCAGGACTTTTACAGCATCCCGGACGGGGTAACACACGCCCTGGTAAAACACACCTACATCACAGGCTCCATCTTGGTTCCTCACGATCCGTTGGGAATTTTGTCAGATCAACTGCGCAGCCATAACTTCCAAGTGACTCGAAATGAAAGTGAGGAAAACTTAACTGACCCAGTGTGGTGGGTGTCAGAAAAGCAAAAGAATTACGACTGGGTTGTAGCTTCAACAATGGGTCTCAATGAGCTTAGTGAGTACATACTTGAATACGGAATGCAAATTGCCGTAGAAGGCATAGCAGTTTTAGATCGACTCTCGTTTATTGAACCGGTGGCACGCAGGCGGAATTTTTTGCTGAAGCATCGAATGTCGAATATGGTCGTGCTGAATCCACGCCCGAAGTTCAGGGCTATTGGATCGACAAAAGACTCAGTTACGAGCTGCTGGTTCGTTTTCCAACATCCCGACAAGTGGCGTGATAACACACAGATCTCTTTCGGCCTAAATTGGGACCGCGTTGACCAGCTTCCTGCACTGCCAGTATGAAATCCAGATCTCAAAAATTTGAAAGCTT